CTTTCCATTGTCCATTCTTTTCAGAAACATAAACAGATCCTCCACCGTTGTTCGCCCAAACAGTACACATTATGTCAAGTGCATTCTTTGCAGTATTATTCATTATCCTCCAATAATTTCAGTTATGCTATCCTATCAATATGTCAGATATAAACGAATCATTTTTTTTAGGAGAAGACGATTTCAATCCATTTGAAATTACGCCATTTGCTAAAGAAATTTTAAACAGTTATCAAAAAACAGTAGAAAAATTTAATAACGAAGTTCAGGCAGAAGATGTATTAATGGTTATTTGTGGTTTGTACATACAAATTAGAGAAGCTATGGATTCTGATTTTTTAATGTCAACAATAAATAGTGCATTATACATTACTGAACAAATAATTCAAAAGAATTCAATTAATTATCCAGGAAGGTATCCTACCAGTAAAGCAGAGGCTGAGTTAAAGTATGAAATAGAGAAAATGTTTCAAGGCTTTAACATAAATGAATAAAACTGGAGGTGTCTATGCCAAAAGATCAAGACTTAGGAAATAATTATTATCCAAGTGGGTGGCAACCTAAATATGAATTTGAAGAATCTGTTGGTGTTGGTGAAATAACTCACGTTGGTACAGATAAAAACTACAAAGATAACTTTGACAATATATTGCAACAATGGGGATTTGATCCTGAACTTTATGAAATAGATGGCGTAGTAAAAGCATCAAGTTGGAATACACAATTAAAAGGTGGTGTTGTTGAAACATTTTATGCTTTTAAAGGTATTGTTCGCAAAAAAGACCCTCTTAAAGACGAATATGTTGCTGAACTTTTTAAAGAAATAAGTAAAAAACCTAAATTAAAAGTTAAAAAAAGAGGCGGAGATACTGCCTTTATGTTTATGCTTGCAGATTGGCAATTAGGAAAATCTGATTTGGGAGTTGACGCTACTGTAAAAAGATTAGAACTAGGTTTAACTTCTGCAGTTCAAAGAATTAAAGATTTAAGAAAATCTGGAGTAAAAATTAAGTCAGTTTATCTTGTGGGAATGGGTGATCTTACTGAAAATTGTCACGGTTTTTATGATTCACAACCTCACAATATTGAGTTGTCTTTAAAAGAGCAATACCATTTAGCCAGAAAATTAATTATGAGATGTGTAGATACATTTTTACCTTTAGTAGATGATATTGTTTTAGCTGGTGTTCCAGGTAATCATGGAGAAATGTCACGCTCTGGGAAAGGAAATGTGACTACTTCACGATTAGACAATAGCGATACTATGCATTTAGAGATATGTGGAGAGATAATGGCTCAAAATCCACGTTATAAAAAAGTAAAAGTAGATGTTGCGACAGATTTTCATCAAGTATTAGATATATACGGACAAAAAGTAGCATTTACCCACGGACACATGACTGGTGGCGGTGGAGATCCAACAAATAAAATACTTAATTGGTGGAAAGGTCAGATGTTTGGGTTTTTACCACCAGGAGAAAGCAATATTCTAATATCTGCTCATTATCATCATTTTCGCTCTTTACAGCAAGGAGACAGGACTTGGTTCCAATGTCCCGCAATTGACAAAAGCCTTGATTTTACGGCAAGAACAGGGCTCTGGGCGCACCCTGGTGTGCTAACTCTAACTATCAGCAAAGATGGTTGGGATAATTTATCAATTTTATAAGATATAACTACAGACTATATATAGTGGTATTGGAGGAAATATGGAAAACATAAAATCAGTATCTGATGCTTTAGATTTAACTAAAGAAGTCTATGGTGTAGATGACATGGAAAACACAGAGGTTGGAGAGTTTATTAGCTCTGCTCCTTTGGAAAATCTAGTAGTCGCAAGATTACCTATATCAAGTGCACAAGATGCTACTAAAAAAGTTAAGGCTTTTACTGATTCATACATTAGCAAAGATGTTTCAGAAAAAGGCTCATACAAATTAGGAGATACTGTTTTTCATACTTCTAAATCATACAAGTATAAAGTTCCTGAACTGCCTAATTTTTTTAAGTGGTTGTTAGGCGACATTACTGATGAGCAAGTGCAGACATTGTGTGCAATTGTTGGTCCTACTTTTGTCCCTAAGTTGAGAGCTTTAGATGCAATAGCTTCTAAAAGAGGTCGTAGAACTGAAGTTATACGAGATACTTTTTTAGAGCGTAATTTTGCAGAAAGTGCAAGTTTACAAATAATAAATTGTAATACTGCCTCTGCTCCTAAGTGGGCTACAAGTATGGAAGAAGGTGAAAGATATGTTAGATCTTAAGAATTTAGCTAAACCATTTGCTGGTCTAGTTAAAGGTGCAGCTCCAGGAAAGTTTGGCGACTATGTAGAACATAGTGCAGTCACTCAAAGATTGTTGTTGCATTGTGGTCCTTACGGACAAACTGTCGTACGAGAAATCTATGATGAACACAAAGAGTATGGTCATACATTGACTGGTGTTGTTTTACGTTTAACACTTACTATTGATGGTAAAGAAATAGTAATGGAAGAAAGCGGCTCAGTTGATAAACCATATAAATTAACAAATAAGAAAACAGGAGAAAGAATGAACAATGGCGAGAGATTAAAACTTGCTATATCTGATGCTCATAAGCGTTGCGCTATGAGAGTAGGTTTAGGTTTACACCTATGGGCACAAGATGATTACTTTCTCTACAACCAATTGGAGGTTAAAAATGGTGGAAGCCAAGAAAATAAGAATAGCTGAAGACGACCTGAAGGGTGCAGCTAAGTTCGATCTAGAAGCAGGAGATTACGAGGGTAAAATTCTTTCTGTGAAAGATCACTTAAGTGCATCTGACAACGAAGGTTGGGTTTGGGAAATTGAAGTAAAAGGCGTTACATTCAAAATGTGGACAATGTTTACTAAGAATTCCAAATGGAAAATGATTGAGGTTATGAAGGCTCTGAAGATAGAAGTATCTGAAGGAGACGTATCTTTTGACCCTAATGAATATATCGGTGCTTATATCGGTGTTGAGTTAGATAAAGAAGAAGATAGTGAATACCTAAACATTGTCAAAACCTTTCCAACAGTAGGCAAAACTAAAGTAGAAGATAAGGACGAAATTCCTTTCTAGTACTCTATAATACACTTAACATAACTACTCTCTTTGTTATGTACGTAAAAGAATCCTGGACTAGCAATAGCTCAGGATTCTTTTTTTTATTTCTTTTTAAAGCCGCCAGTTTTAGCTTTTTTCTTTAACTTTTTTGATCCATACTTAGGCATTATTTACTCACCTGCTTTTTAGCGTAAGTTTTAATTACAGCTAAAGCAGCACCACCACCAGCTAACGCAGCTAACTGAATTACTTCAGCATCTACACCAACTAGAGGAGCAACTGTTAACGCACCAATGAACGCTTCAATGAAGGTCCAACTAGTTCTTTCAAGCATGTCTTTAAGTTCTTCTGACATATTTCTCCTTTTACTTTATTAATTTACTTAATTTTAATTTCTTTTCTATCTGGCTTACACCATCTAGAATATTGTCTATTTTTTCACAACCGCAACAAGAAGTTCTTTCCTCCTTGTCTAACATTATTTTACTGTATTCTATTGTGACTTTATCTCCCTTAAGTATGGCTCCAGAAACCTTCCTGTACAGTTTCTTGTACGCATCTGCGCTTGAGCCGACCATACCATTAAAATTAACATCTAAATCTTGTTGAGAATTTCCGACAATGAGACACCCGCTGGTGTGCTCATCAGTATTCCCCTGGTGAATTAAGATCCACTCGAATCCAGGAACATCTTGTAGCCAAAGCATACCTCTGTGAAACGTAGGATACTTTTTAGTATATCTTTCGTTAAAACCTCCAACTGTTCTTAGTTTTATATCGTACTCTCCTTCAGGTATGCAAGTTTCGTGCATAACTTTTGTTTCTTGATACTGATCTTCTAATGTAAAACATTCAAAAATACCATCAACAAACAAAAGACCATTAGTAGCATCTTTGCCTAGCTGAGTTCTAATAACTTGTAATTTCATTATTTACCTTTCCTTGTTGAACAATGTTCTGCGCACCCGCAGCAAAGTATTTCGCATGAACATTTATTTGTCATTTCTGAATCCCAAAGTCAATAACCAAACTACTAAAGTAATAACGGTTGCCAACCCTGTGACCTGTTGTGCGCTTCCAGTCAAAGTCAAAGTTGCAATTACTAGACCAACCAAAGTCCAACTAAGGTTTAATGTTTCTTTAAATGCTGCAATCAACCATTTCCATAGTTTTTTAAACATTACCTCTCCTAAATACGAAAGCTGCCATAGTAGCTATTCTAGTCAAAATAACTGGCACTACAACTTCTTGTGCTTTTTCCTTCTGATCAGAGGTCATATCATCTCCTATGTTAGAAATATTTATGTCTTGTAAATTATCAAAATCTACGAAGGTCTCTATAGGATTTTCTATGAATGATTCGTAAGATATTTCTGTTACGACATCAGCAAGTGTGTAATTTTCAACATCAGAATTTTCTACCGCTCTGTCTATATATTCCTCAACTGCTTCTGCTACTATTTCATCGTCTTTTACAGACTCGGCAATAATAGCCACATCTTCTGCTTCTACTTGTAGTATCTCGGCGACAACTTCTACCTGTTCTTCAGTAAGTTCTTCAATCTCTGTTATAGCTTCTTCGACAACCTCTTGTATGATCTCCTGTGTTTCCTCTGTGGCTTGGGATAGATTTTGCACACCAATGTCATTGACTTGTTCTAGTACTTCAACAACTTCTTCAACAGTCGCTTCTTCAATAACAATATTTTCTATAATTTCTTCAACTTCAGCTACTTCAACAGCAATTTCTTCCTCAGTAAAATCTAAGGGTTTTGTTTCTTCCACTCCAGGTACATCTTGTTCTGTTTTCTCCTCAACAATTTCCTGTATTGGCTCAACCAAAACTTCCTCATCAACCTTTTCATCTAAAATCTCCTTTTCTATAATTTCATCTGGTATTGGTATTTCCACCACGTCTTCGATAACAATGTCTTCCAAATCAAATTCAATAACTTCGAACTCAATAGGTAGTTCTTCAAACTCCAGTACTTCGACTTCAAGTTCTTCCTCTTTAGGTGGGTCGAGTACAAGATCATCATTCTCAAGAATGATGACTTCCACATCTGATTTATCTTTAACAATAATTTCTTCATCTGTAATTTCTTCATCTGTAATTTCTTCATCTGTAATTTCTTCTTCTATTATAATAATACAATCACCGCGTTCTATTTGTGCGTTAGTCATAAAGCAACCAAACTCATTTTCATTATCTATACGTTCCTGGTCACGCTCTATAGTTCCATCATTAACATCTGCTTGTGTATAAGTTTTATCAACACCTTCTACCACTATATCTACAATTATTTCTTCTGGCGTTGGAGGTGGCGGAGGTGGCGGTATATAAGGCTCTGGCTCTGGAGGTACTGTTGTAGTCGTAGTAGTAGTTGTTGTGGTCGTAGTAGATGTAGTTGTAGTACTAGATGTAGTAGTTGTAACAGGTATCTCTACATACTGCCAGTACAATGTGTCTAATACAGATATATCAGTTAATATAACTTCGAACTTTATAATAAATTTATCTGTGTTAGCTTCGTCATTGTTGTAATCAGTAAATGATTTGTAAAAACTATCATACATATCATTACCATCTTCTCCCCAAGATTGTGCAGATTTGTTTATAGTTTCATCTGTTTCATCAGAGTAATAATACTTAACATCATAGGTATTATTTACTGCACCAACTAAAAATCCTACCTCATACACATCTTCTGCA